CAAGGTCGAGCGTGGCAGTCGAGTGGCGATTTAGCCCACAAGCCCAGGAGGTTAGGGGTGGTCTGCTCGACTTCCCGACTTGCTCGACAGGGTTTTGGTTCGCTAGGGTTTTCCGTTCCGGCATCGCCAAGGTTGTTCTACTCTACTCTCTCTTCTTTCTAGTAGAGTAAGTAGAGTAAGTAGATTAACCCCTGCTACCGCCAGCGAAATTTGCCGCTCGACTTACCCTGGGCTTCACCCCCATGTCGAGGTGGTCGAGCTCCTGGGCACACAGACCATTGCGTATCAGCTAGCCATCTGGCATACCTGATCGACCCTTCGCGCATGGGCGCGACGGCCGGGATGGCTTGGCCGGTGGTCTAGAGGAACGAGGCAGATGGCTGCTCCCAGTAAACACCGGCCGAAGACGGCCGCTCGACACGCGGCGCGAGCCGATCAATCCAACTGGCGCAAGAAGCTCCAGGCCGCCCGTCTCAAATTCGACGACGCGGCCAAGGACCGCTACCTGACCGTCCTAGCCAAGACCGGCTTCAAGACCCGCGCTGCATTGGCGGCCGGGGTCAGCTGCCAGACCGTTGCCACGCACGTGGAGAATGATCCCGACTTCGCTGAGGCGATGGAGGATGCGCTCAATCAGTACCACGCTCGTTTCATGGAGCACTGGGACAAGCTCGTGTACGAGGGCACCGATGAGCCGATGATCGGGGGCAAGGACAAAGACGAGATCGTCGCCTACAAGCGGGTCATGCCCACCAACCTCATCGCCATGGAGGCGCGCCGCGTCGAGCCTGCCTTCAAGGAGCGCAGCGAGATCGACATCAAGGGTGGCGGTGGTGTGCTCGTGGTGCCTGCCAACGCTGACCCCGATGAGTGGCAGAAGATCGTCGAAGGCCGCAATGCCGAGACGGTGCAGCCCGACCCGCCTGAGGCCGCTCAGTGAGCAACCACGCTCCCACTCCTGAGGAGCAGGAGGAATTCGACCGCCGCTACGCTGAGGCTCAGGCCATGGAGGCCAAGGTCCCAGCGCGGCGAACGGTGGCAGGCAAGGAGATCATCTGGGAGGCCCAGCCTGGCTCCCAGCGCCTGTTCCTCATGTGCCCCGACTTCGAGACGCTGTACCACGGCACACGCGGCCCCGGCAAGACTGACACCCTGCTGATGAGCTTCGCCAAGCACGTTGGCCAGGGGCACGGCTCGGCCTGGCGCGGCATCATCTTTCGACAGACCTACCCCCAGCTGGCGGACGTCCAGGCCAAGAGCGAGAAATGGTTCCGGCAGATGTTTCCCGGTGCCAAGTTCAACCGCACCAAGATGATGTGGGAATTCCCCGGTGGCGAGGTGCTGCTCCTACGGCACATGGCCCGTCCCGAAGACTACTGGAATTATCACGGCCACGAGTACCCGTTCATCGGCTGGGAAGAGCTCACCAACTGGAGCTCCGACGAGTGCTACAAGTCGATGTTCGCTTGTTGCCGCTGCTCCACCCCTGGGGTGCCGCGCATGGTGCGCGCGACCACCAACCCCTATGGCGTCGGCCACAGCTGGGTGAAGGAGCGGTTCAAGCTCGCCTACCGCTGGAAGTACATCGTCCGCCAGACGACGCCCACCGACATCAACGGCAACCCGGAGCCGACCAGGACCGCCATCCACGGCCACATCGACGAGAACCGGCTGCTGCTGGAGGCCGACCCGCACTACAAGACCACCATCGTCGCCTCAGCGGCCAACCCGGCTATGGCGGCCGCCTGGCTGGAGGGCTCGTGGGACATCGTCGCTGGCGGTATGTTCGGCGACGTCTGGAAGCCTCGCATTCACATCGTACCCCGCTTCGTCATCCCGGCCAACTGGCGCATCGACCGGAGCTTTGACTGGGGCTCGTCCCGACCGTTCAGCGTTGGGTGGTGGGCTGAGAGCGATGGCTCTGACGTTAAGCTCGCAGACGGCAGCTGGCGCTCGACGGTGCGCGGCGACCTGTTCCGCTGTGCTGAGTGGTACGGGTGGACCGGCAAGCCGAACGAGGGCCTCAAGATGCTGGCCAGCGACATTGCCAAGGGCATCATCGAGCGAGAGGTGCGATGGGGCTGGCGCGACCAGACCAGGAGCCGGGTCCATGCGGGTCCGGCCGATAGCTCCATCTACGACACTGAGAACGGCAACTGCATCGCGGTCGACATGGCGCGCAAGGTGCGCCTGGCTGACGGCCGGGAGTACAAGGGCGTCCAGTGGGTGAAGGCGGACAAGCGCCCTGGCTCCCGCAAGAACGGCTGGGAGCAGATGCGCATGGCCTTTCAGAACGCGGTGAAGCCCAAGGAGGGCCCGCGCGAGCGGCCGGGGCTGTTCATCTTTGACAGCTGTCAGCAATTCATCCGCACGGTGCCACCCCTGCCCCGTGACGAGAAGGACATGGACGACATCGACACAGACGCTGAGGATCACATCGGTGACGAGACGCGGTACCGCGTCCGCAACATGGCCATTCGCAGCGGCCACAGCCGGGTGTCGGCAGGACACTTCTGATACACGATTGCCGCTCTCTCGAGAGCGGGGCATGAAGGACGAGAAAGGACCGGCGGATGGCACTCAACTCCAAGCACCCTCAGTACGCTCAGCACCAGGATGACTGGCGCGACTGCCGCGACGCCTACCAAGGCGAGCGTGTGGTGAAGAGCCGAGGGCAGGTCCACCTCCCGGCCACGTCTGGCATGATCGCCGACGGCATGGACAACGCCAATCAGCTGGGGTACAAGGCCTATCAGGCTTACCTCACCCGCGCGGTGTTCCCCGACTTCGTCAGCCTGGCGGTCGAGCACTTCATCGGCATGATGCACAGCCGCCCCCCGGCCATCGAGCTCCCGGCTCAGCTGGAGGGCATGCGCGAGAGCGCCGACGCCAACGGCAACCCCATCGAGCACCTGTTGCGCCGCATCAACGAGCAGCAGCTGGTGACCGGCCGGGTAGGGCTCATGCTGGACCTGCCTCGCGTCCCTGACCCGGCTCAGCCGCTCCCCTACATCGCGATGTACCGCGCTGAGACGATGATCAACTGGGATGACGGCTCCAAGCAGGAGCTCGACAAGCCGGTGCTCAACCTGGTGGTGCTCGACGAGAGCGAATTCACCCGCAAGGCCGACTTCGAGTGGGAGCACAAGGAGCAGTACCGCGTCCTGCTGCTGGGTGACCCCACTGCCAACGAGGCCTCAGGTGCCTACCGCCAGGGGCTGTTCCGCGAAGACGACACGCTGACCTTCAACGAGGCCAACCTGATCGAGCCCTCCATCCGGGGCCGCAAGCTCGACCGCATCCCGTTCGAGTTTATCAACACCAAGGACACGGTCTCCAGCCCCGACAGCCCGCCCCTCCTGGGCCTCGCACGGGTCTGCTATGCCATCTACCGGGGTGAGGCGGACTACCGCCAGAACCTGTTCATGCAGGGGCAAGACACCCTGGTGCGCATTGGCTTCGTCGATGACGACACCGACCAGCGCACCGGAGCCGGGGCCATCATCGACGTGCCCATTGGCGGTGACGCCAAGTACATCGGGGTGAGCGCCAACGGCCTGGCTGAGCAGGGCAAGGCCCTGGAGAACGACCGAGCCGAGGCTGCCCAGGTGGCAGGGCGGCTGGCGACGGCCAAGTCCAAGTCGATCGAGAGCGGCGATGCACTGCAGACCCGTGTGGCGGCCGCCGTGGCCAGCCTCACCACGATCGCGCTGTCCAGCGCCATGGGCCTGGAACGCCTGCTCAAGACCGCTGCCGTGTGGGTTGGTGCCAACCCTGACGAGGTGAGCGTCACACCGAACCTCGAATTCGCCGACAGCGCCTTCGACACCAAGTCGCTGGTCGAGCTCATGACCGCCAAGAACCTTGGCGCGCCAATCGCTCGCAAGTCGGTGCATGCCCTGATGCAGGACCGGGGCCTTACCCAGATGGAGTACGATGACGAGGTGTCCGAGATCGAGAGTGAAGAGCCGCTGTCTGGCTCCAGCCAGGCCAATGCCGAGGCCGCGCTCGCTCTGGAGGAACAGGGCCTTGGTCAGCAGCAACAGGACAACCCGGAGGATGACCCCAATGCCCCGCCCGGAGGCTCAAGAACGCCACCGGCCGGGGGCAGTGGCCGGTGAGCGGGGTAAGCCATGAACGCTCCCGCCTCACCCACCTCCACCTCCCAAGAGCTTCCCGACCTGGTCGCTATCAACCTCAGCCAGCTGCTGGGGCTGTGGAGCGACGGGTCGACCAGCCCCCTGACCTTGCACGACGAGGATGGGGATGAGGTGGACGACGTTGAGGATTGCGTCTTCATCACCACGCCTACACCAGAGGGGCAATGGGCTGCCGCGCTAGTCGACAGCTATGACCCCAATCGAACGGTGCACTGATGGCGACGGTCAATGAGGAGCTCTTCGACGCCCTGGTGCGTCACCAAATCTACCTGCTCCGGTTGAGCGGCCACATCCGCAACCGGATTTACCGCCTGCTCGACGCCACCGAAGCCGACATTGCTGACAAGATCAGGTCCCGCCTCCTGGGCACGAATGGCCTGGACACCCCGGCCTCAGTCCGCAAGATGGAAGCCCTGCTCGCCTCCATCCGCAAGACCCGCCTCACCGCCTGGAGCCAGGTGAACGAGGCTTGGCTCGAAGACCTGCAGGACCTGGCCTCCAATGAGGCAGTGCTCATGGCCGGTGTGACCCGCACGGTGGCTCCGGTCATCCTGGACCTGGTGCTGCCCAGCCCTGCGCTGCTCCGCTCGATCGCCACCACCAACCCCTTCGAGGGTCGCACCATGCGCCAGTGGGCGAGCACGATCGCCGCTGACGACCTGCGTCGCATCGAGAACGCGGTGCGGGTGGGTATGGTCCAGGGCGAGAGCTCGGCCGCCATTGCACAGCGTGTGGTGGGCAGCGCCGCCTTGCGCGGGGTCGACGGGGTCACCCAGATCACCCGCAACAGTGCCCAGGCCATTACCCGCACGGCGGTGAACCACATCAGCAATCAGGCGCGCCGCGAATTCATCCACGCCAACAGCGACCTGTTCGATGAGGAGCAGTACGTTGCCACGCTCGATGCTCGCACCACTCCTGTGTGCCGCGCTAATGACGGCAAGCGGTTCCCGATTGGCAAGGGCCCGCTGCCCCCGCTCCACTTCCAGTGCCGCTCCCTACGAGTGCCGGTCATTGATGGAGACGCCCTTGGCGAGCGACCGGCCAAGCCGGTCACTGAGAAGCAGCTGCTGAAAGAATTCAGTGCCCAGCGCGGCTTCCCCGCGCCCACCAAGCGCATGGACCTGCCTCACGGCACCAAGACTGCGTACGACCAGTTCGCTCGTGGACGCATCCGGGAGCTCACCGGCCGGGTGCCAGCGAAGACCACCTACCAGGGGTGGCTGACCAAGCAGAGCGCGAGCTTCCAGGACGAGGTGCTCGGCAAGACCCGCGCTCAGCTGTTCCGCAAGGGCAAGCTGCCCCTAGACCGCTTCGTGAACCGTGCAGGGGATGAGATACCCCTGAGCCGCCTGGCCAAGATGGAAGCCGACAGCTTCCGCGCCGCTGGGCTTGACCCTGAGGACTTCCTATGACGATTGTCTCAAAATAGGTGTTGTCTTTCCCGTTCGCTTGCTCCAGAGGTTGGCTCAGAAAAGGAGTACGACCGATGGCTGTCAGCAAATACACCCTTCAGAGCGCCCTGGCCTTCCTGGCCATCACCCGCTCGACCCGTGGTCTCCACATCAATACCCGCATCGCGATGCACGGCTACTACGAGCTCGAAGAGTATCAGGTGAGCTACGGCAGCGACAGCGAGCCCTTGACCCTGCACCGCTACAAGCTGAACGAGGCCGGTTGGGAGCTCGCCAAGAAGAGCCGCCTGTGGAAGGCCCACCAGGAGCTCGTTGACCTTGGCTTCAAGATCGACAGCGGCATCAACGATCGCCACACCCCGCGCTACATCCACTACAGCCGGTGGCTCGATGATCAGGAACGCTCGATCACCGCGTTCACCGGAGCTCATGGCCGTACCTATGCCCAGCAGCCCGACGCCACCGAGAAGCGGTGGGAGCACAAGATGCTCACCAAGCACCTGAACGGCTGATTGACCCCGCTCCCCATCCAGGCCAGGGTGGGGAGCTCCAGAAAAGGAACGACGACAATGCTCACCCGCCCGACCGAACCTCTCCGCGTCCTGATCGCCTGTGAATACAGCGGCACCGTCCGCCGCGCCTTCGACGCCTTGGGCCATGACGTCTGGTCATGTGACCTGCTCCCGGCCGACGACCGCTCCAACCGCCACATCGTCGGCGACGTGAGGGACATGCTCGATTGGGGCTGGGACCTGCTCATGGTCGCCCACCCGCCCTGCACCCGCCTCTGCAACAGCGGGGTGCGCTGGCTCCGGGAGCCGCCGACCAAGCTCAACCCGGCGCACCACACTCAGGCCGAGATCGACGCCTACCTCAAGATGGGCCGCGACGACCGGCTGGCCTTCATGTGGCAGAAGCTGGAGGAAGGCGCGGCTCTGTTCAGTGACTGCTGGAATGCGCCGATCGAGCGGGTCGCCATCGAGAACCCTGTCATGCACCAGCATGCCAAGGACCGCATCACTGGCTATCAGGAATTTGCCCAGAGCGTTCAGCCCTGGCAGTTCGGCACATGGGAGAAGAAGCGGACCTGCTTCTGGCTCCGGGGCCTGGACCCGCTAGTGCCTACCTACCACACCCTCGACGAGGCGCGCCAGGGGCTCGGCCTCCCGGCCGACGCAGAGCCTGAGGACCGCGTATTCCGGCTGCCTCCCAGTGCCGACCGGAGCCACGAACGCAGCCGGTTCTTCCCCGGTGTGGCTGCAGCCATGGCCGAACAGTGGGGCGGCTACGCCCTGCAGGCCCAGGCGGCCTAGCTGATTGTCCCGGAGCGGGGTGTAGAGCATCCCGCTCCTATGGACACCGACCTAGCCTACCTAGCTGGCCTTCTCGATGGAGAAGGCACCATCACCCTCGCCACTTCCTCCAACCCGCGCGCCTTCCGAGCTCCCATGGTCAGCATCTCCAGCACGGACCAGGAGCTCGTGGAAGCCGCGCTCGCCATCGCCGGGGCTGGGTGGGTGCAGACCAAGAAGCGCGCCGCTCAGGCCCACTGGAAGCAGGGCTATGAGTACCGGGTGAAGAACGCGGCTGCCATTGAGCTCCTAGCCAGGCTAAGGCCCTACCTGCGTTGCCCAGCCAAGGTTCGCCGCGCCGACATGCTCATCCACGAGTATGGCGGCCTCACCAAGCGCAACGGTCGGTACAGCCCAGGGGAGCGGGAGGCTAAGCTGGCCTTCGAGGCGCGCCTCCTGGCATAACTCGATTGCGACCCTGCCCTTGGGCCTCCATCCAGGGTGCACGGCCGTAATTCGGCTCGGCTTAAAGGCGTCTGGACGCGGGGGGCGGTACCCCGCCGCCTCCACCACCAGCCCCGTGAGCGGGGTTGCTGATGGGGGCGAAATAGGATCGACAGGCGTTGGATGTGGTGCGAGACGCGGCTCGGAATGGCCCACCGTGACGGGACAGCTGACTTAAATGTCAACGACAACGAGCCGGTAACGGCACTTCGTCTCGCAGCCTAAGGTTGCTTGACACGGGGACGGGGCACCTAGGAACAGAACGCCCCAACAAGTTCCACGAGGGGAGAGCCCTCGGGTCGCATACCGTTGGCACGGTGGGAGGGGTCAGGGCGCGAGCTCTGGCCCTTCTTTCACGCTTGCCTCCCCTGGGCTTCTCCACCATGTTCACTCCCGGTCACGCGATGGCGCGTGGCTCTACGGCATGGGCCGAAGAACCAGGAGAATTGAGAGATGGCTCTCAAGATTGTACACGATACTGTCGACGAGATCGACGAGGCTTACCGCCCCCTCTACCAGGAACGAGACGGCAAATTCCACCTCACCGGGGTGGAGGGCATCAAAACCCAGGCCGACATCGACCGCCTGCAGGGCGCGCTCACCAAGGAGCGCAACGACCACAAGGCCATCAAGGACAAGTACGGGGTCCTGGGTGAGCTTGACCCGGCCGAGGTGCTCGCCAAGCTCGACAAGTACCCGGAGCTCGAAGCCGCTGCCGAAGGCAAGCTCGACGAGGACAAGATTGCCGAGCTCGCTGACAAGCGTCTGCGTACGACGGTTGCACCGATCGAGCGCGAGCGCGACCAGCTGAAGACCAAGCTCGAAGCGACCACGGCCACGGTCGAAGAGCTCCAGGGGGTCATCCGCAGCCGGGACATCAAGGACAACGTGATGTCGGCCGCTCTCAAGAACAAGGTCATCGAGACCGCGCTCGAAGACGTGCTGATGCTTGCTGACCGCGTGTTCGAGGTGGGTGAAGACGGCGCGGTCACCACCAAGGACGGTGTCGGTGTCACCCCCGGCATCAACCCGGAAGCCTGGCTGCAGGAAATGCAGGCCAAGCGCCCCCACTGGTGGCCCGCAAGCGAGGGCGGCGGCGCAAAGGGCGGCAACGGCGGTGGCGGCGGCTTCGCCAACAACCCCTGGTCGCACGAGCACTGGAACATGACCGAGCAGGGCCGCGTCATCAACACCGATCGCCAGAAGGCCGACCAGATGGCGAAGGCCGCTGGCACGACCATCGGCGGACCGAAGCCACTGCCGAAGAAGTAAGGGGCTTGCGGCCTGTCTCGGACGAGACTATGACCACAGCCTAAAGACGGGTCCGTCGGCCATGGGGTCCGATTAACCGTCGAGCCAGGACGCCGACCATGGGGCTCGGTTCCGATTTAACAGATCGAAGCCAAACCTACGGAAGGAGCCAATCATGGCCGACGGACCCATCACTCAGATCGCGGACGTTGTCGTCCCCGAAATCTTCACCCCCTACGTCCAGCAGCAGACCGAGCAGAAGGCTCGTCTCATCCAGTCTGGCGCGATGGTGCGTGACCCGGCAATCGACCAGCTGCTCGCTGGCGGTGGTCTCACCTTCAACGTCCCGTCGTGGCGCGACCTTGACGACGACGAGGAACGCACGTCGACCGACAGCGTCCCCGCCGAATATACGGCCGGTGTCGCTGACCCCGACCCCCGCAAGATCGAAACGGCGACCGAGATCGCTGTCCGGCTCAGCCGCAACAACAGCTGGTCCACCGCCGATCTTGCCGCCACCCTGGCTGGTGCGGACCCGGCCGGTGCCATCGGTGACCGCGTGGCCTACTACTGGACCCGCCGCCTCCAGGCCGCCTTCGTGGCGACCATGAAGGGCGTGTTCGCCGACAACGCAGCGGCCCCGGCCGGTACCGAGCACGTCCAGGGCGACCTGACCAACGACATCAGCGGCGGTGCATACTCCGCTGGCGTCACCGACTTCTCGGCCGAGGCGTTCCTCGACGCGGCCCTGACGATGGGCGACAGCCAGGAGGGCCTCACCATGGTGATGGTCCACTCGGTGGTCTACAACCGGATGCAGAAGAACAACCTGATCGACTTCATCCCGGATGCGCGCGGCGAAACCATGATCCCGACCTTCCTCGGTCGCGAAGTGATCGTCGACGACGGTGTCCCGGCCACGGGCGGTGTCTACGAGACCTGGCTCTTCGGTCCCGGCGCGGTGCGCCTGGGTGTCGGAGCTCCCAAGGTCCCGACCGAAGTCCAGCGCCTTCCCGGTGCCGGCAACGGCGGCGGTGCCGAGACGCTCTACAACCGCGTCGAATGGTCGCTCCACCCGGTCGGCCACAAGTACGCAGGCACTGCTCCGAACGGTGGCCCGACCAACGGCACCGGCTCCAACAACCTGGCGAACGCTGCGTCGTTTGCGCGGGTGTTCTCGGAGCGGAAGCAGATCAAGATCGCGCGGCTCATCACCCGCGAAGCGTAATGGAGCGGGGCGGCTTCGGCCGCCCCCTCTTACGTGAGCGACGGCGCGCCGCCCCTCTCGTAAGAGCACTCGAAAGGAGACCACCCATGAAGGGTTTGCAGCGTTCTCTCTCCCGTGGCCCGAAGGCCACCAAGGACGTCAACGTCGCTCGGCTGGTGGTCGACCAGTCGCTCTCGTTCACTGGCGTCACTGACACAGCCCTGTTCGCCACCAAGGTGCTGGCTGCTCTCCCGGAGGGCAACATCCTGCTCCTGGGTGCGGTCGCCAACCTGACCTTCACCGGCCCGACGTCGGCGAACCTGACCAACGACTTCGAGGGCGACGTCTCCCTGGGCACCGCGCCCACGGCTGACAATGACCTGGCCGACGCCAATGAAGCGAACATCATCGCTTCGACCGCCATCCCGGCCGCGACTGCCGAGGTGGCCACGGTGCGCGCCACCAACGCGACGCAGGCCATCATCGACAACACTGACGGTTCGGGCGAGATCAACCTGAACGTGCTGCTCGACGCGAACGAGGTGACCAACGCCCAGACGGTGGCCATCCGCGTCACCGGCACGGTCGACATCGCCTATATCGTGCTGGGCGACGACTGAACGTAGAGCGAGGAGCTTCGCATGGCCGACAAGACTGCAGCTATCGTCACGGGGCTCAAGGCGCTTGACCCCAAGAACGATGACCACTGGACCAACGACGGACTGCCCCGGCTGGACGCCATCAAGGGTGTCAGCGGCATCAAGCGCGAAGACGTGACGGCCGCTGCTCCCCACTTCACCAAGGACAACCCCACCTTCGAGGTGCCGGAAGCCCAGGGTGGCGAGAGCACGACCGGCCAAGGCGACGACGCCAGCCCGACGCCCCCGGCCGACGAGGCCACGCAGGGCGAAGGCGACGCGGCGGCCGCTGGCGACGAGGGTGATCAGGGCGACCAGGGCGGTGACCCGCCTGCCGACGACGATGCGGACGACGAGCTCAGCGAGCTCC